GGGTTTATTGCTACCTATCAGTAGCGGCCAGTGTTGTTCCCAATAGAGGGAGCAACCTGGTCATCATGAATCTCGGAGCGGACAGCCGCGCCGTACTCATTGATCTTGTTGATCTGAGAAGCAGACCAACCATTGCGGGTGTGCTTAACACCGAAGACTGTAAGCAGGAAGCCCACAATCAGGATACCAAACTGAACACGATCATCCGTAGCAAACGGCTGAGTGCCCACCCAAGCAAGCAGGGTGGCAATGAAACCGACAGCGGAGGTGATGGTATTCGCATTAGCGCGGAACCAGCTCTGCTTCTCGAGTTCAGAGTTCAGGAAGTCAGCAAGGAAATCAACCTCGCGGAGTTTGGGGAAAGCCATTTAGGCTCCTTTCTGTTGCTCCAGTTTTTCGACACGCTCATTCAGGGACTTCAGGAGGCTGGACATGCCAAGCACAACCTGAAGAGTCTGGTAAGCGTGTGAATCAGCGTTCAGAAGAGCGTCGAGCGGCGTCATATCAACCGTCGAGCCGGGAACGCGGGAGCGGTAGCGGCGATCCAAACGGTCGAAATCCACTTCAGTCTCCTCTTTCTTGCCCCCGAATGGGGGGTTGTCAATGTACTTGTTGACACGTGCGCGGAAATCGTTCATGTCGATTCCGCCTGGGTCCCACTTCCCTTGGGCCGCGCCCGAATACTCCTTGTGTCCCAGGAGAGTATCGGGGGTAGCTCGCTTGCCGAGGAACCAGAGAATCGCAGCGCAGCAACGGTAGTAGGCATCTAGCATGGCTGGTGGCCATGGTGAGGTGCCGTCACTAGCTGCTTCGATGCCGATAGAAACCTGGTTGGCAGCATTGGTGGGCCAGTTGGTGAACCAGCCAGCCCCCGCGTGCCACGCAATACCGACGCCTGTTAAGACCGCGGTACCGTCTCGGTTAAGGTGAATCTGACTACACAGCCCTAGGTCTGGGTGCTGAGCAATGTAGCCGGGGATGTCAGTGTTCGTGCCTGTGTGGTGCACGACAATGCCTTGAATGCGTCCGAAGTCGCCGTGGCCGCGATCACGCCAGCCCGGCCACTCTTGGACGCGGACACCAAACTGTTTCAGTACTTCTGGCAGGAACGTCGGGTCGCCCCGCCAATTGGGGTTGGGGTTTACCATTACAGCTCCTCTACTGTTACAAGGGTTTGGACTTTGCTCGTCGCGTTGGTGCCAACGCGGATAGCAACTTCAGGATGCCCGCTCTTTGCAGTCCACATCGTGGTGTCTACGTCTAGCGAAACAGCCTTCATATATACTGTAGACGTCTCATTGCCCAAAAGAGCGTCACCTTTGGTCACTGTGATGTTCGTCACGGTGAAATTATCAATGCCCTGAGTAGTCTCAGGAGTGTACTGAGGCGTCACAGTAATGCGGTATCTACCCGTTCCTAGCTGGAGTTTTCCACTTTCAAGGGTCACTCCTCCGCCTTGAACCGACGTTAATTCAACGGGGGTAGTAGGGGGGGTAGTTTTGTCAGTCGAGACCGTCGCAGGCCCTCGGAAAATCGCCTTAGCTTGGCCCGCCGATGGGTCACGATTCGTCCACTTGATAGACTCGTCGATCATCCACGGAGCAGGCACAGAATCCCACGGGTTGTTATTGGCGTCCTCCGCACCACCCGAGAACGTATCGTCGGTGATGTAGATCGAAGCAACGTTAGACTCGCTAGCCTTCTTCAGAATAGCCCGCATCTGATCCTGCGTAGCATTGTGGATCGCATGGAAGAACCGCGTCGGGGAGTACTTCCGGTACACATCAGGAGTGACAGGAGCTTCAGCATCGTTCAGATACTTCTCCGCCTTCTCCTCGAACGACATCAAAATGTCTGTAGCGTTCAGAACATCCTCAGTCGTGTTGGTGCCCGGGTTGCCCATCACGACGAACTTCTCGCCGTACTTGGCCTTCACCGTCTTGTAGATGCGCTGATAGAACGGAACCAGGTTCTGAGAAGTTCCCCAGCCATTCACCATCTCATCTAGGAAGACGCCAGTGACGCCGTACCACTGGACATACTTGTCGATGTCCGCGAGCACGCTCTCGACCTTCACAGTCGCCTTAATCGTCCGAACGTAGCCCAACATAGGCTTACGGTACGGGCGCAGCTTATCAACCAGCGAAACGAAGTCGTGTTCCTTCTTATCGCCCACCCCCGAACGGGGGTTGATAATGAAGAATGGGGCCTTGTCGATGTGGTTAAATACCGTCTTCCACTTCGAGTTCGTGGCGAAATCCTGATCGGCCCACCAGTAGGTGACCGGCACCCAGTACCGAGACGCTGCATCCAGCGGCAAAGGGGTGTAATCCTCCTTCGAACCAACCGTCACAGCATCAGTGTAGTCCGGTGCATTCGGATTCAGGTTCAGGTTCTGGATGAACGCCTTCTTCGGATCAATCGAACCCGGCGCTGCCTTGTTGCCCGTGATCGAGTTGTTACCCACCTCGGAACGCTGGTGACCCTCCTCCAGGTGGATCTTCACCATGTGAGCCGCATAGGACTCATCAATCGTCTTGCGGTAGTAGTTGTTCGACACAACACAAGAGTTCGGGTTATAGATCGCAACCGCGGCCCAGTCAGCCGGGCGCTCCTTCAGACGAGTGAAGTTCTCCCCGCCAACGTCCTGGATGTGGTTGCCAGTGATGATCGTTCCAGGACCCGAGCACGCAACGCCATGATTCCACGCCTTGCCGATCATGTTGTTAGCAACCAGACTATAGGCTCCAACGGAGATCCCATTATCCTTCGAGACAGGCAGCGAGTTGTTCGTAATCACAGCATTGTGACACCCGATCGTGAGACCGATCGGCTCAAACCCGACGGAGGAGTCCGACATCTCGACGGTGTTGTTCGAGATCTTCAGGTAGGTAGGGCTGCCAATGTCCTTACCCGTGCCCGCGATACCCATACCACACGCAATGTTACGGAGGTAGTTATTCTCAACGCTCACACCGAAGCTGTTATCCTTCACCAGCACGCCGTAGCCCGACGCCTGGTTGTTCTCAGTCTGCTTCAGTCCCGCGCCGTCAACCCGGCACTGACGCACAGAACTGCTGGTCACGCCCGTGACCGCCACGCCGACAGCCTTGTAGCCCTGCAGGATGAAGGCCGAACCCCCACACTGCTCGACAGCCACACCCTTCAGGTGCACGTTAGAGGCATTGGTGATCTGGAAACAGTGCTGGGGTTTCTTAGCGTCGGTCCACTCCATCTTGACGAGCAGATCCTCAATCTGGAGATTCTTAGTGTCGTCGCCCGAACCTACCAGGAAAGCTGCTGGCGCCGTGTCTTGCAGAGGTGCCCACTTCAGGATCGTTGACTCGCCCTGGCCGCGGATCGTCTTGCCAGACGCCTTACCGATCAAGACCGTAGTCTCCAGCTCGTACTCGCCCGCCGGGATCTCAATCGTCTTAGCCGCCGGATCGGCGATCGCCGCGTTGATAGCCGCCGCAATCTTGTTCGTCCCAGCCGCTGGCTTCACTGCGAACACCCCCTCGACGCCGGAGGGCG